CCTAGCCCTCTCTCCTGTGCCGACGCATCTCCTCGGAGAGGATCTGCGCCATGCGGTCCTCGCCCACCAGCTCCTGCATCAGGTCCGAGACCCGGGGCGGCTGCTTCAGCATCCCGGTCGCGGCCGTGACGCGCGCCACCAACCAGGCGAGGCGCCACATCTCGCGTTCGTCCCGGCGCTGGCGCCCGACCGCCATCGCCACCAGCTCGGCGGGCGTGAGGCGCGAGAACTGCTCCGGCGTGAGGCCGAGCTGCTCATACGCCAGCGCCTCGGCCTCCCCGTACCCGACCGCCAGCTCTAGTCGGCGGCCGCCTTGTCCCCCGCCGCCCGCCCGAAGTACCCCGACTCGGTGAAGGCCTCGTTGAGCAGGTACAGGACGTCGTTCAGCGCGCCCCTCCCGCTCTCCACGTACTCGGTCACCAGCCGCTCCACGTCCTCGAACCGTAGCCGCTTGTCCTCCGACCGCAGCCCCGCGTAGAGTGCGTGCTGGAGGGTGGTGGCCGAGAGGCGCGTGAGGTCCGCCACGACCTCGCCCATCGGCTTCCCGAGTCGCGCCTCGAGCGCCTTCAGCTCGGCGAACGTGAACCGAATGCGCCTCGGCTTGTCCAGCGTGATCTCGACGCCGTTCGTCATCTCCGGAGCCCCCTTCTTGGGTTACGACGTGATGCTGCGGCTCAGGTCGCCCGCCGGCTCGAACGTCACGGTCGCGTCCAGGAGCGACCCGACCCCGCCCGACACAGGCGAGTAGCGCGGCAGGTGCCACGTGCCCTGGTAGCGCGGGTTCGCGGCCGCCGAGCAGGCGTAGCACGCCCGGATCTCGATGCAGGACTGGCAGCCGACCGCCGGGAACAACAAGGCATCCACGCACGAAAAGTTCTGGTGGAACGTCACGTCCAGGCCCTGGGACTTCAGGCCGCCGCGCCGCTGCCGGGTATTGTGGCCCATCGCCGTCTCGTCCAGCGACTCGGCCTCGTACGTCAGGGACAGGGACGAGACGTGGCACGAGAGCGTCTCGCCGTTGAACAAGAACATCGCATTGCGCCAAACAAAGGTCGCCACAGCGCCCTCCTCCTCAGTCGCCCACCGACACGGCGGTGAGCCAGTAGTTCGTCTGCCCGCAGGTCTGGGACCAGATGCCGCGGTAGTACCGCCGCTCCGTGCTGGTGGCGGACGCGCAGTTCCACGGGATGTTCGCCCACTGCGAGTCCCGGCACGCGCGGCTCGTGAACGCCACCAGGTCGGTCCCGGTGTTGAGCGCCGTGTAGCCGCTCGAGCTGTTGGCCTGGACCAGGGCCTTGATCCCGCCGGCGGTCGAGCTCAGGACCTGGAGGGCCGCGTAGAGCGCGACGTCGCAGGCCCGGCCCCCGAGGTCCGCCACGGTCCCGGCCCCCGGCCCCGTGCAGGCGCAGACCGTCCCGGCCGTCCCGGCGTCGTTCCCGACCCCGCGCGTGGTGCCGTCCTTCAGCACGATCGCCCTGACGATCATCTCCTAGACCCCCCGCCCCACGGCCTCGAACGAGAACGGCGCGATGTCGCCCACCGCGCCCCCGAGCTGGAGGCGCAGGACCTCGGCCTTCGTCATGTAGCCGGACCCCGTCGAGGTGCTGCCCTCCGTGATGGTCTCGGGAAGCGCCACCACCACGACGTCGGAGACCGCCACGTTGTCGAACAGCACGGGGTCGACCTCGCCCACCCCCTGCTGGAGGAACCCGCTCCCCGTAATGCGCCCCGACTTGAGGCCTCCGCGCCGCACACGGGTCGAGTTCCCGAACACCGTCACGTCCAAGGACTCGGCCTCCTTGTCGACCGCCACCTGGTTCATTTGGCCGCTAAGGTCGTACCCCGCGGCGAACACCTGCGCGTCCTTCAGCACCACGGTCATGGCCTATCCCCCTCGTCTCCGCACTCCACGCACACCCTCCCGCCCGGCGCCCCCATGCGGGGGGCCTCGATCCAGGCGTGCCGGTGTGCCCCGTCGTCCTGCACCGCTGCGGGCTCCGGCGCTGGCGCGACCTCCAGCTCCCGCAGCAGGGCGTCGGCCCCCGCGACGATCGCCACGGCCTGGGCCCGGATCGCGACCAGTTGCTCGAGCGTCACGACGACGTCGCCGCGTCTCGGACGACCTGATAGTTGCACCCAACCACCGACCGGCCGCCGGCGTCGGGCCCGAGGTCAAATGGCGACTGCAGGGCCTGAACCCACCGGAGCTGCACTCCGTTCACCGCGCGGGCTGCGCCGTCGAGCGCGTAGAAGATGTCCCGCGCCCGCTTGAGGGCCGAGTCCAGGCGCGGGGCCCGCGCCAGGACCTGGACGCGCTCGACCTCCGCCAGCATCTGGCCCGCGGACGCCGCCATCGCGCGCACGGGCTCGAGCCCCCCGTAGTGGATCACGGCCACCGCCTCGTCCGGCGCGCTCGGGAGCATCCCCTTGAAGAGGTCGACCCCGAACGTCCCGTGCCCGCCCGTCGAGATCAGGTCCGCCACGTCATCGAGCAGCAAGCGCCTTGACCCCCCGCCTCACGTCGGCCGCCAGCCTCGCGTCCATGCCGGGCACCGCCTCGAGGAGCGGTTTCTCCAGATACTTGAGGGGCCGCAGCCCCCGCCGCCCGATCGCGCGCGCGAGCGGGTAGAGCGCGTCCTCCGGGATGCCGTGCCGGCGCGCCCAGCCTCGCAGCGCCTCGGGCGGCAGCATGAAGGGCGCGCGCCCGACCGCGGGGCCCGTCCCCTCGTGCACGTACAGCGCATAGCGCTGCGCCGCGCCCCCGTACCCAAGCGTCACCACGACCCCCAGGGTGTCGGCCTTCGGGGCCTGGACGTGCCCGCTCGCCCGCAGGACCCCCATGTCGACCGGCACGAACTCGCGCTTCGAGCGCGTCATGATGCGCTCGCCCTCGCGGTACAGGGCGGAACCCGCGAGCTTCGGGCCCGCTGCCCCGGCGCGCCTGAGCGCGGCCCGGAGCCTCTCGCCCCCCACCAGCACCGTTCTGGATTCCGCCACCTCTACGCCTCCGGCCCGCCGTTGGCCGACCACTCGGGGTTCAGCCGCGCCACCCGGTCCTCGTCGGCCCAGACCCCGCGCCCGAAGCCCCGCACGAACGCCCACATCGTGCCGGCCAGCGCCCCGGACTCCACGCCGCTCATCGGGTCCGCCAGCAAGCTCTCGTGGAACACGTCGTCCGGCACCTTCTTGTCCCGGACCTCGAGCCGCGACCCGTCGTCCAGCACCCAGTACCCAAACTGGTACGGGAAGTCGTGCACGACCGCGCCCCGGTTCCCGCGCCCTCCCGCCAGCAGGTACGCGAGCGGGGCGCGCGGGACCGACGCGAGGTCCGTCACGAACTCCGCCGGCACCAGCACGACCCGGCCGCCCAGCGCCTCGCTCCGGTAGCGGAGCGGCGCGAGCGTCATCCAGACCGCGCGGCGCTTTGCCCACCCGACCTGCCGGATGTCGAGGTCGCTGAGGAACCCGCTCGCCACGGCTCTATTCTACCGCCCCGGCGCCCGGGGGCCGCGGTCCGGACGGTAGGGGCCTCACGCCAGATACGCCACGACGTGCGTCGCGCCGCGGTCGTCGGGCAGCCGCTGGACGTCCAGGAGCGCGGGGCGCCGCACCGTCTCCTCCGTGGAGCCGGCGTCCCCGGTCGAGAGCGTGACGCGGTCGTGGGCGTCGAGCGCCGGCGCGCCCGCGAAGTAGACCGTGCGGGTCGAGAGCACCTGCTCGCCCCGCAGGTCCCGCACCAGGCGGTGGCGCCCCACCACGCGGGCCCGGTGCGCCACGTCGTTCCCCCACACGGGCTCCCCGTAGTCGTCGGCGCAGGTCCGGCGCGCGACCCCCACGGTCTGGCGGCACAGGCCGTCGAGCTCGGGCAGCACGCTCAGGCGCTCCGGACCCGGATCAGGATCGGGTCCCCGGAGGGGAAGAACACGACCTTGTCGTTCACGTCCTTGACGTGGAATCGTAGTTCGTACGGGCTCAGCGAGGCGCGGAACTGGCACGACGTGCAGACGCTGAACCCCACGTGCCCGCACGAGGCCGTCACCTCCGTGACGGTGCCGGTGCTGGTGGTGACGACCGCGCCGGTCCGGTCGTACAGCCAGGACGAGACGCGGTCGTTCGCGCTGATGTTGAGCGACGTCGAGCAGTACTGGAGCTGGAAGTCCAGCCTGCCGGTCCAGCCCTCGACGATCTCGACCGGGTCCGCCATCAGAGCTTCTCCACCGCGCGCGCGTTCGCCAGGATCTCGACGCGCCGGGCCGCCAGGATCTCGACCACCGCCACCAGGACGTCCCCCAGGCCGGCGCCCGTGATGTCGAGCGCCGCGATCACGTCGGCGAGCCCGGCCCGCAGGGAATCCGAGGCGTCGACCGTCGTGACCTGGTCGAGGGCCTCCGAGAGCGCCGCCCGCAGGGCTTCGGTGAGCCACTGGTCCGCCCTCAGGTCGGGCGCGTCCTGGAGGCCCGCGCGCCCCTCGTCCGTGAGGTCGAGGCGCGCCAGGAGGTCCCCGTACTCGGCGAGCGCGGCCCGCAGGCTCTCGCTCGCGTCCACCACCACCACGACCTCGGGCTGCTCCTGGAGCCCGGCCCGCAGGGAGTCCGGCACCCCGAACGTCACCAGCACGGCCCCGACGTCCTGGAGCCCGGCCCGCAGCGCCTCGGTCAGGTCAAGGTCGTTGTCGAACGCGCCCGCCTCCTGGAGCCCGGCCCGCAGGGAATCCGAGGCCGCGAGCGCGGCCAGCAGGTCCTCGGCGGACGCGAGCCCGACCCGCACCTGGTCCGAGGCGTCCACCACCACGACGACATCCCCGACCTCGCTCACGCGCGCAGGCAGAGCGTCCGCGACGTCCAGCAGGGCGCGCAGGTCCCCGTACTCGGAGAGCCCTGCCCGCAGCCCCTCGGTCAGGTCGAGCTGGTCGTCG